AGTTGATTGTTGTGTTGGTACCTTAGTAGCTGAGTCTGAAGCAAAGTTATCTTCATCTACAACAAACTGCATAGAAGCTGTAGTTGTGTCGCTGTTCATCACAGCTCCAGCAGCGTTGACATTTGTTGCGTCAGTTACATCTGCATTAGCTTCTATAGCATTTAACTTACTATGATCTGCATCAGTAAATACATTTGAATCACTAGCTGCTTCTACTGCGGCTCTAATTTCTGCGTTAGTTTGGTCAGCAGTAGCATTAGCTTCTATAGCGTCTAGCTTGCTATGGTCAGCATCTGTAAAGATATTACTATCAGATGCAGCTGCTACAGCAGCCCTGATTTCTGCGTTACTTTGATTAGCAGTAGCTCCAGATTCTATATTATTTAACTTACTATGATCAGCATCAGTAAATACATTACTATCATTTGCTGCTTCTACAGCAGCTCTAATCTCAGCATTGGTTTGATCTGCTGTTGCATTCTGTTCAATACCATCTAATTTAATACCATCAGCTGCTACATCTCTACCATCTACTGTACCTGTAACTGCAATGTTACCAGTAATTGTAGTGGCTCCAGATTCAAGAGTACCAGTAGTAGCTATGTTTTGAGAACCAAAGTTAGGTGCTATTTTAGTACCAGCAATAGCAGCTGTAGCTGAGATATTATTATTTACTAATTGTCCTTTACCTTCAGCTGCTGCGATATTACCAGTTTGTATGGTATTATCATATTCCTGTGCATGATAAAGTAATTGTAAATTATTATTATTTAAGTCTGTAGCTCTGATAGATGACCCTGCAGCAAATGTTGCCTTGGATGTGTCTACATCAGTGTCCCTATAAATATGGATGTTATTAGTACCAGTAGGGGGTGTGTTTCCACTTGTGAAAACTATATTGGTACCAGTAACATTATAATGTGTTGATTCAGTTTTTAATGTGCCTCCTACGTATACTTTAATATCAGAGGTCTTATAATATGGAAATGTATAAGCGAAGGAAGTGGTGGAATTATTCCCGCTATAAAAATGTTCAGTTGTTACGGCCATGTTTAATATTTAATACAGGCTAAAAGAGCCACGTTTCTTGGTCTTGTTTCTGTGCCACCGCTATTGTCAATTGTAACTGTTGTTGCTACCGTTAATCCTGTGCTTTGTCCTCCAGTAAGTCTTGCACCACCATCTGCTGCACCACTATCTGAAGATGGACTTAGACCAGATCCTGATCCACTACCATAACCACCACCACCTGTGTTAACAGCTGCACCTTGGCCTAATGTACTATTAGGGTGCGTGTGGCTACTTTCGGATACAGTAACGTTTGCAGTATTAGTGTGAGAGTGAGCTTTATAAGCTTCATTCTGTGCAGTATTGATATTTCTACTCGAATCTATACCTCTTCCATCATCTAAACCTCTAACAAATTCACCTCGTAAATCAGGTAAGGTTGCACCTACTACAGCATATAAGTCTGTAAAGTTAGCTGTTATACCTTGTACAGTACCACTACCGTTAGGTATACTATCTCCATTACATTTTAAATATCCAGTTGGTGGTGTTGTTTTAGGATAATATATAATAGCTCCTACTGGTGAAAATAGAGCTGAAATACCAGCTGCTAATTTAGCTAAACTTATAGTACCATCAGGTATTTTAGCTACTGTTACAGCACCATCTGCAATCTTATTAGTAGTGACAGCATCACTAGCTATCTTTGCTTCGATAACAGCGTTAGTTGCAAGTTCAGATGCAGTAATAGTTGCACTTGCTAATTTAGCAGAAGTAACACTACTATCCTCTAACTCGTCAGTACCAACACTATCATCAGTCATCATAGCCTTTTCAATAGAATTGCTATTAATAACCCAGTCAGAAGAACTATTTACATTGATATCTCCTTTGTTACCTAAAGTAAAGGAGACAGAATCATCTTCTTTTAGAGTGCCAAACTCTTGTGCAGCAAATAGTAATTGTCTATTATTAGTGTTTAAATCAGTAGAACGAATAGAGCTACCAGCTGAATAAGTAGCTTCTATTGCATCTATATCTGTATCTCTAAAGACACGAACTTTCTGACCAGCTGACGGGGCAGTAGTCATCACAACTTTAGTTGCCCCTGTCTGATCTATAGTAAATGCACTTGTAGTAACACCTTCCAGCTGTACTTTAATATCAGTCGTAGAAATAAAAGGGAATGTAACTAGAAAATCTGTATTACTACTCCCTGTTTGCGTATAGGTAACTTCAGTTATGTAAGCCATTTAGTTTAGTTTTTGTAATCTTAGAATTGCTTCTACATCATTTTCACGAGTTGCTTCTCTAATCTCGTCATTAATAAATTTAGCATTTTCTAAATCTTCAATATCTTCGATTTGTGATTCCGCATCATCTTGTGCATCTCTTAATGCTCTATCTAAATGTTCATGCAATTCGTTTAGATATTTTCTATCCATATAAGCACCTTGATCTGATGCATCTTTAAAAGCTTTTCTAAATCCTTTACCATCATGTGAGTGCATTATCTCTCTTACATACTTTTTAAATAAACCATCTTGACCCATAATTCTAGCAATCTCAGATCGTTGTTCAGGGCTATATTTTATACCCCTTCCATCAGTATTTAAAGAAGGTCTACCATCCCATTCAACATCAATTAAGAACTGCTTTTCCTCGGACATTTTATCACTTATTTTCCATAATGGTGAGTATGTATTCCAAGCTCTGACCCAGAAATTTTCAGGCTCCCTTACTTTAGATCCATCCATCCAATCATATACATCAGCTAATTGACCTTTAGTAACAGGGTTTCTATTAGCTAAAATTTGATTAAATTCTTGTGTATGTTCTTTTAATTGTGGTGTAATAAGTCTAGCAAATTCATTTCTCATACCACTTAATGGTGCTAAACCACTACCAAAGCTACCTGCCCATCTAGCTACAGCATCAGTTCTACCAGATAATATATCACCAAGAGGTTCTAAACCTGCAGTAAATGATTTATCTGTTAAGTTAGCACTTAGAATATACATAGATCTATTGAACCAAGTCTTAACAGTTTCTTCGTCTAATGTATCAAAGTTATCTGCAATATCTGTAGTTAATCTTAACCAATCTGTTATTGGACCTAGATTATCATAACTATACCATTTCCCATCTAAACCTTGATAAGTTAAAGGTGTCCATCCTAATTCTCGTCTAGTTTGCTGTCTTGTTTTATCAAATAAACCACTACCTCGGATTTTACCTTGCATGAATAATCCGATTGCAGTTGTTGTAGCTAGAAATCCAATAGCTTTTCTACCTTTTAATTCAGCTCTTATAGTATTATATGCTGCTGATGGGTCTACATTTGTTGATACACCTCTATTAGCTAACAATTCTTGTACCTCGAATTTAGACATATGCTCATATGGTTTCTGAAATGCATTCATTTCATCAAAGAATAAGCCTAATGGATTGTGTGTACCTGCAAATCTAAGTATATTAGTATTAGTTTTAGGGAACATCATAAAAGGTTTTACAGCAGGAACAGTATTAACTAAACTGTTAATAGCTTTAACTGCTGGATTACTTAAGTTCATCGCTATTTCTCTACTAGCATATTCTATTGCTCTATCAGTAATCATACCAGTTTCATCGAACATGTCAGCATATACATGTCGTGCCATTGCTCTTACTCTGTTCTCAGTAATCTTACCGCCTGAACCCATTATTGTATCATATGCTCTGGCTCTAGATTCTATATTACCAATAAATGCTCTAGTAAATCCGTCGAATGCTGTCATAGCATTAGCACTTAATCTAAGGAATGGATGTTCTGATAGATCATTTAAAGCTTCTACAGTATCTACAACATGACTTGTACCAATATTACCTTGCTCAAGTTCAGCATTTGCAAAAGATCTAAGTAGTTCCATTTGTCCTTCATTCTTTCTAGCTATATCATCTCTCATAATATAACCAACAGAATTAGGATCAATAGAAGCTCGTTTAAATACTTGATTCATATGAGACCAAGATCTTTGTAGTGTATCAGATATACCGACATTATACATATAATGAGCACGTCTTAAAGTTGCTAAATCACCGTGTTTTACAGCTCCAGCAAATGTAGCTAGTGGCCTTTCAATCATTATGACAGTGTTAGATAAAGCAGCTTTAAGTGGAGTACCTACAGCAGATAGTATTGAGTTATAGATATTAGCCCATACACCTTGAGTAAATGCTGAAGGCATATCAGCTCTAGCATCAAAGAAAGCTTTAGATATAGTACCTGTTGAGTTCCTTATATAATTATTCAAGGCAGCCATACTAGATACTTTACCATCTGTTAATTCATAAGCTAACATTAATGGTCCTAACATTTGAGGACGTTCAGCTTTAACTGCTTGTAAAGTTTCTATAGTACTTCTAGTTTTATTAGCAACTTCTTCTAAAGCTCTTAATGTTG